GCTAGGCGCACTGTCTTTGGCTTAATGTCCACAAATAAAATCTCAGGGGCTTCAACGGGCCTTACGCTGTGTCCACCCCTGCGACCACTTGAAACGCTCTTATGCCATACCTACCACTAAAATAAATCATTGCAATAGGCATAAAATACCTCACACTAAAAAGGAATGGCTACGAAGCTTGAAGCTCATGAACTGATCCAAGCCCTAAGAGATAAGGCTGTTGAACTTGGGCGCGTGCCAACGGCTACTGAATTAGGACACCGCTGGGCTGTCACAAAAGCATTCGGTGGACACTCTGAACTACTCAAAGCCGCTGGGATGGAACGTGAAACGCAGCCTAATCAGCATACGAAGATTACGAATGCGGTATTTGAACGTGATATAAACCAACACCTAGCAAGCTATGAGCCACGTCACTACAAGCCGCCTGTGTATAGTGTGACATGGGCGTCAATTAGTGATCTGCACTTTCCGTTTTACTGTAAGCGCGTGGTTCAAAAGTTCTATGAGTATGTGAGCAAGCATAAACCTCAATTCGTAATCTTGAACGGTGACGCTTGGGATATGTACAGCCAGTCAAAATTTCCGCGCTCTCATAATGTGTTTACGCCACGAGAAGAGAGAGAGCTTTGCTTGAAACTTAATCGTGAGTTTTGGGCTGAGATAAAGAAACGCTCGCCAAAATCTCAATGTTATCAGCTAATAGGCAACCACGACGCTCGGCCTTTGAAGCGAATTCTTGAAGCGGTGCCAACGGCTGAGGACTGGATACAAGAGGCACTAGAACGAGATTTTACGTTTGAAGGTGTAAAAACTATCTTTGATCCACGGCAAGAGCTGATGCTTGATGAAACTACAGCGTGCTTTCATGGATACCGCTCTGGACTTGGGGCGCACAGGGACTACACGCTAATGAATACTGTAAACGGTCACACGCATAGAGGTGGAGCTGTATTCCGTCAGATTAGAAACACTGTACTGTTTGAATGCAACAGCGGGTTTGCAGGTGACCCAGAGTCTAAGGGGCTTTCGTACACGCCTCAGAAGATCACCGAAATGACTCCGGGGTTCTCTGCTGGCGACGAATACGGGCCTAGATTCATACCGGCTTAACCTCGGCACCCAAAGGACTTATGTGGGTGCCAAAATTACATTTACAACGGCTTTACTCCACTACACACTAGTAGTTATGAACGGGTACGATCCAATGAGCCATTTTCTGACACAGCTTCAAATAGGGGAAGCTATGGCGGTTTCAGCCGGTGACGGTGGGCCTGATATTACGTTCACAGTAAACAAGATTAAGGGCAAGCGGGCTTACATATCAATTCGACTGCCGCGCATCCTAAAACTTCGTAGGGTAGAGGCAGCCGAGCCTTGTAGTGGTTACACGGATGTGACTAAAAAAACACGGAAGTAGGACACTACAACTAGGGGGGTTTGAATCCCCCCTACCCGCCCTTACTTTTTCTGACCTACTAAGCTCACATTTAAAAACGCAGGATGGTTAGCGGTGTTAGGCTCACGCTCGGATACGATCTTACACGGGTAATCGTACTGAGTTTGAATGACGTGAAGTCCGGCTTCATAGAAGATTAACTGTAAAGATTCGATAGTGAAGCGCCACATATCATATGGGTACGCATGAATGGGGAACGTGTGATGTGTTTGCACGAAGATAAAGCCGCCTTTTACAAGCGATTCAGTCAATGCTCGAGCCGCAAGCCAAGGATGATTAATGTGTTCAAAGGTTGAGCAGCTAATAATCCCATGCGGGTTAATCGGCAAAGGTTCCTCAACGTCGTGGACGAAGTCGACGTCTTTACCCGGTGCGATGTCTACGCCTAAGAATCGGGCAGCGTGTGGTACATAATCACGGTGCATAGTGCTTCGACCATCGACTGACTGTTTAGTCCCAAGCTCGACTACGATTGGGTCTTTAAAAGCTTTCATCGACTCGATAAAAATTTCGATTGTATTCATGAACCCCCCTTGAAGTTTTGTATTTGTATGTGTAGCACTGTCATATCAAGTTAAAACTTGCAAGGGGTGGGGAATGATAAATTTGATGTGTGTGATTCCAAGTATGGAAGATGCTACGTCGTTTTATCGGGGTGTCGGGCCGTTGGATGAAATGCAACGCAGGTACAGGGATAAACTAAACGTTATCTATGTATCAGATCACAAAGACTCTATTGAACGGATTAGAAGGTGCGGTAAACCCGTTTGGGTTGACTACGATGACTATCTTCATGGGGTGCCTCTTTCAAACCCTGCCTACAAAGACTTTAGTGGATCTGAGATATCTGGAAACATTAGCCAGATTTTAAAGGCGGCTACAGTTATAACGGTGAGCACCCCAGAACTTAAGAAGGCGTTTTGTCTTGGAGATAACTGCCGCATTGTACGCAACGCGCTTGATGAGTCTATGATGGTTAGACGTAGTGAAGGCCCACAAAAGCGCATCGTTTCGTGGCGTGGGACAGATACCCACGTTGAAGACTTACTCACTGTGAAAGATGAGATAAACGCGTCCGTTGAGATAAACACTCATGAGTTTGTATTCTTTGGATATAGCCCGTGGTTTGTACCTAAAGCGCTAAACGTAAAACACATTGGCGGGGTTGACGTGCCTTCATTCTTTTACCTGTTGAACATCGCCCGCCCGCAAGTTCACTATGTGCCGTTGTCTGATAGCCAGTTCAATAGATCAAAAAGTAATATCGCGTGGCTCGAGGCTTCTTACTACGGGGCAGCCGTACTTGCTCCAGACTTTCCTGAGTGGAAGCGTAACGGGGTTACGGTGTATCAAAGTGCAAGCGACTTTGGCGAGAAGCTTAGGGGCTTGATGGCTGACCCAGACAAGTGTGCAAAGCTAAACGAAATGAGCATGAAGACGATCCGCGCTGAGTACATGCTTGAGGATGCGGTAACGAAGCGGTTTGAAATTTTAAACACGCTTTAGATTCTACTTGCCAAAACGCATTTGTTAAGTACCCTTAACAGTTAAGTAGTCCCTGTGGGTCTGCGTAACTTTAATCCGGTGGGTTGGGTTTAGAAGATGAGTCAAGATTCAAAGCCTAAAAAAATGGGCCGTCCGTCCTCGTATAAGCCGGAATACTGTCAAATGTTAATAGACCACATGGCAAGCGGTCTGTCGTTTGAATCCTTTGGCGCAACTATAGGGCACTACAGGGATATAACCTTTGAATGGGCTAAGAAATATCCAGACTTCGCCGATGCCAAAAAAAGAGGTTACGATGCGTCATACCTTTTTTGGGATAAGACGGGCCTAAAAGGCGTGTGGGGCGGTAAAGAGTTTAATGCGGCGGTTTACTGTTTCAATATGAAAAACCGTTTTGGCTGGCGCGATCAAGTTAATGTCTCAGGCGATAACGAAAAACCAATTTCAATAAGTTTAAGCTATGACCCTAAAGCAAAACTCAACACCGAGCCTAAGTGAGTTTAATCCTCATTTAGTACCTTGGCAGTTTAAAGTTATTCAAGACATCAGATACAACTTTGACTACTCCAAAGGCGTGCACGAGGTGTTGTTATCGGGTTCAATCGGAAGTGCAAAGAGCCTTCTCATGGCTCACATCGTAGTAACTCACTGCCTACTTTATCCGGGTGCGCGTGCATGTCTTGGGCGTTTTGCGTTGCCTGATTTGAAAGCTACTATCTTCACAAAGATCAAAGAACACTTGGCAAACGAGCCTTCATTAATACAAGGAAAGCACTACAAGGTGCTAGATCAGCCAGCGACTATAAAGTTTTGTAATGGGTCTGAGATTATATCTAGGTCGTGGGGAGATGGACACTTTAGTAAGGTTCGGTCTTTAGAGCTTTCAATGCTGTGTATTGAAGAGTTGACTGAGAATGACAACCTTGATGCGTACACCGAGCTTTCAATGCGTGTTAATCGCCTTCGTCACGTGCCAGAAAAACTTATTATAGCTGCGACCAACCCGGATAGCCCAAGTCATGCTGTGCATAAATATTTTTGCGATACACCCTCAGACACTAGGCACGTTTACTACTCTGTCACCTCGGACAATCCATTCCTTGACCCAGCTTACATTACAAAGCTAAAGCAAGACCTTGATCCAAAGATGTATGAGCGCATGGTGTTGGGAAAGTGGGTCGATATCGCAGGTGAAACGATTTATTACCAGTACGATAAAGCGGTTCACTTTGGCGGGCACTACAAGATTAATCCAAGCGTACCTATTTCATTCACCTGGGATTTCAACGTTGGCGAGTCAAAGCCTCTTTCGGTGCTCTTTGGCCAGTATGTTAACGACTACTTTCATGTGTTTGGTGAGAAGGTAATTGAAGGCTTGCGTACACTTGCGATGATGCAAGAGATTAAAGACTCTGGATGGTTCAACTTGCCAGTACCATCCTACCGCCTATTCGGTGACGCTACAGGTAAAGCTGGCTCTACACAGTCTGAACTTAATAACTACGAAATAATTCACAATTGCTTGCGTACTTGGGGGGTGAACTTTGAACACTGTGTACCGCCTTCAAACCCCCCAATTAAGGCGCGTCATAACGAAGTTAACGCGCACCTAAAGAACATGGAAGGTGCAGTCAGGATGCACTTGTACGAAAGCGCTGAACTTGCGGGTGTACGCTTCAACGGTGCAAAGACGTGTTCGGATGGATTACAGTTTTCAAAGCTAAAGCCGGGTGCAAGCTTCATTGAAGACGATTCAAAACCTTATCAGCATATTAGCACAGCACTTGGCTATTGGGTACATATGTGTAAACTATTGAAGTCAAGAGGCACACAAGGTACCGTAAGAATATAAATCGGGGGGATCATGGGTTTAAGATTAGATGCTCAAAAAGTAATGGACTATGGCTTAAAGCAAAAAGATAAGCACTTGCACAACTATCAAGTGCTAGACATTGATGAGGGTAATCTACTCCCATACGTTCTCGACGATTTGAAAAAGCAGCTTTCACCTAAAGCGTTTGAAAGCGCAAAACACAGAGTTAGTCCGATTAATTTCTTGCGTAAGCTACTCGACAAACTCTCAAAGATTTATCAAGACGGCTGCTTTCGTGAGGTTGAAGAGGAGTCAAGCTTTGAACTTGTAGAAGGTGGAGCAGATGCCGAGCTTGTAGAGTTTTACTCAAAAGAAATGGACATTAATATCGCCATGACTCAATCGGTGCGATACTTCAAAGCGCATAAGTGTGTAGCTATTGAGCCGTATCTTGATCTAGGCCGCCCAAGACTTCGAGCGATTCCAGCCGACAGATTTTTTGTGTACTCAAACGACATCGTTAACCCGCTTCGTATGACTCACTTTGCAAAGTTTGCTGGCGAAATTGATGACAGAAAAATCTGGCACCTTTACACCGCTGAAGAGTTTGCCATTGTAGAAGAGAACGGACACGTACTTGAAGTACGCCCAAACCCATATGGCGCTATACCGTTTATCTATGTCAACAAGTCAGCAATCGAGCTTTTTCCACGTCCAGACACTGATCTGCTTTCAATGGTAAAGCTCTTTCCGGTACTCTTTACTGATTTGAACTTCATTTCAATGTTCTCGAGCCACTCGGTTGTTTACGGTATCGACGTGAACTTTGACAACATTGAGCTATCGCCTAACTCGATGTGGAGTTTAAAGAGTGATCTTGCAAGCGGTAAACAGCCACAACTAGGCATCATTAAGCCAGAAGGCGATATTGATAAGCTTCTTTCTATGATAGCTCAAGAGTTGTCAACGTGGCTTGAAACTCGCAACGTGAAAGCAAAAGCGGTAAACGGTGCGCAGGTTGATAACATTTCAGGGGTGTCAAAGATCATTGATGAGATAGACACAACAGAAGACAGGAAAGAGACGATTCCACACTTCATTAAAGCAGAGCTTGAGTTGTGGAATCTTATAGCTAACCACTTGCATCCGATTTGGCGCTTAGAGCCAGACTTCCAAGACGGCGCTCCACGGATGCGCTTTTCACCGGGCTTTGAGTTGAATATCTACTTTCCAACGCCCGAAGTCGCAGCGAGTGAAAGCGAGATTATAGACAACCAGATTAAGCTTATCGACAAGGGGCTTACTACAAAGAAGGCTGCTGTCATGGAGATTCATGACATGACTGAAGAGGAAGCCGAGAAGTTTGTAGACGAAATTGAAGAAGACTCAACTGTGGAATTGGTTGAAGATGAAACAGTAGAGCAGCCAAGCGAGGACGTGAATGGCGATCAAAAGCGAGAAGAACGTACAGTTTGAGGTTAAAGTACCTAAGAGTATGACCGATCTTGAGCGACTTGCGTTGTCGCGTGAGATAATCGACTACATTGTAGAGCGTACAAAGTCTGGTAAGGACGCAAGCGGTGGTAGGTTTCCCGTGTACACTTCCGAGTATATAAAGTCTTTAAACTTTAAGAACGCAGGTAAAGAAGAGGGATCAATTGATTTAACTCTATCTGGGGACATGCTGACCGCGATGCGACTTGTTGAGTCCAAGACTGGTAAGCTTGTAATTGGGTACACTAAAGACGATGAGGTAGCCGGTCGAGTAGAAGGCAATGTATTAGGCACATACGGTAAGAAAAAACCAATTGAAGGAAAGGCACGCGACTTTTTAGGATTCGAGGGAAGAACAGAGGTTGAAGAGTTACGCAGAATTGTAGAGCGCTATGAAGGTGGAAACATTAAGCGAGCTGAGAAGATAGTAGCATCAATTGAAGACGCTGAGGACGTGGCTGAAGAAGTGGGGCTAACACTTGGCAAGGTTTAAGAACTTTAAAGAACTAGCTGAAGCAATGAAGTCAATGGTCGACTCTGGCGTGCAAGCCACTGAAATGCGGCTCATTGGCGAGTTTGTAAAGAAAGACGTTAGAACGCGCACAAAGCTTGGTTACGGGGTAAAAAACAGCGGTGAGCCTAGGCAAGCTTTGAAATCGTTATCTGAAAAATACGCAGTAGCTCGTAAGGCGTCTAAAGAGGGGCTTGTTAGGTTTGAAACTCGAAGCGGCGAGCAAGTGGAGTTTAGAGCCAATATCGACCCAATCGACAAGTCTACAACGCCAAAGAAGTCTAACCTTACGTTCACTGGCCAGATGCTAGACGCTATCGACATTGTAAATATCACAGGTAAGTCTGTGACTATATCAGTCAAAGACTCTAACCGTCACGATAAGCGAGCGCAACGTCAGCCAGACAAGACACCAAATAACAACCTTGTTGCGCAGTACGTCACGGAAGCAGGGCGCCCTTTTATGAACCTTTCCGACCTACAAATGAAGCGAGTTAGCGATTTCATACGACAAGGACTTGACAGGGCGATAAAAAAATTCAAAAAATAATTTATACTTTCAAAAAGGGGGAGTAACATGAGTAACGAAACACAGACTCCGGTGGAGACTGGCAACAATCCCAGTGGGAACGTTGAGAAAAAAGATGTCGTCGCATTTGAGACACATCAAAAGCTGCTTGCTGAGAAAAAGAAGATTCAAGAAAAGCACGATGCGCTTTTGACTGAATTGAAACAGAAGCAAGAGGCTGAAC